GCGTGTAAGGGGATAGCGGCATGAGCAGAGCAAGAGAAAACGCCGATCTACCTGTCGCGATGACGGAAACGGATGGCAACGTCGGCATCGGGACGACGCCTAGCAAAACATTAGACGTTGATGGGCAGTTGCGTATTCGTAACGGTGGGGCGACAGGTTACGCACTTATTGAATATGGTGCATCTGCAACAGCCACAAACAACTGGCACGTTGGGTCTGAAGGTGATGGAACTTACCGCTTTTATAATGGTAACTTTGGTGCTGGCACAGAACGCATCCGCATCGACGCATCAGGCCGTGTGACGACGCCTAGTCAGCCGTCCTTCTTGGCGCGAGGCATAACAGGTCAACCCAGTACCGGCAATGCTTTTGTCTTCAATGGAGCCGATTACAATCGTGGTAATTGCTACTCAACGTCCAATGGCCGCTTCACCGCGCCGGTCAATGGATTCTATATTTTCACATGTCATATAATGAGTGACTCTACAGACGGGCGTCTGATGATTCGTCTATTTAAGAATGGAACGCATATGTCTCAAGGTTCCTCATCTTCTAATAGCGACCAGTATCAAGACAGCAGAATCGCTTTTATGATGTATATGGCATCCGGTGATTACGCCGAGGTTCGTTATCAAGGAAATAAGGGCCGTTATGACAACGGCCCTACGCACTGTCACTTTGCTGGTCACTTACTCGGCTAACATCAGGAGCATCACACATGGCAATCACGCATGGCAACAGTCTCTACACACGGTTCAACGGCTTCTTGGTAGGATGACGGACATGGACCAGACACAAGCCCAACTAGACGCCCATGAAAGAGAATGTGCCGTGCGATATGAATTAGTTCAGCAGAAGCTAGAAAGCCTCGACAAGCGAATGTGGCGGCTCGAAGCCATGGTTATGCTTTCCACGTTTTCTATCGTGGCAGCGGCAGTGGCACTCTTTTTGAAATGACGCAGTTCGTCTTTGCCCTGGTCACAACTCTAGGCACACAGACGATCTCGACAGAATACTTCAGCGGCCTTGATGCCTGTTTCTACTACCAGCGCCGCTTAAACACCCAACACATCTATCACCACCCCAAGGAGCAGCACCTACACGCGCAGTGTCGTCCGACCCGCGTGGATCCAACCAGGGTCGAAATCTTCGACCGCTAGGAGCTGCATATGTTTGGAGAGGTTTTGACCGGGATCGCCCTGGTCAAAAGTGCTGTCGATGGCCTCAAAGGTGCCATCGGCACAGCGAAAGACGTTTCAGAGATCGCCGGATATGTGGACAAGCTGTTCCAGGGCGAACAAGAGATCCAGAAACGCAAACAGAAGAAGACTAACGATCCATTCAGCGTGAGCAGCGTCGCTTCAGAGGCCATCAATGCCAAGCTCGCCAAAGAGAAGATGGACGAGATGAGACAGCTCATCGACCTCCGCTTTGGACATGGCACCTGGGCCGGCATTATTGCTGAACGAGCTCGCAGGATCCAAGAGGCTCGAGAAGCGGAAAAAGCAGCGCAAAGACAAAAACAAGCACAGCAGGAAGACATGGTGATCATCGGGTGTGTACTCGTTGGTCTGCTCCTGGCTGTGGGTGTCTTTGCATACCTCTACATCCACTTCAAATAGGAGAGCCCTATGATCACGAAGATCGTTTTCCTTGTCGTCATTCTCATGCCTGACGGCGAATTCAGGAGCAAGACAACCATCGTCGATACATGCCCATCGGTGAAAGTCATCGGTGACTTGTACACACAACGCATGAACCGCAGCGAGATCCTAGACTGGAATGCCTCGTGCTTTCCAATGAACTTCGAGATGAAGGAAGCAACATGATTCAAGCACTGATACCTCAGCTCTTGCCTATCATCTCTGGTGTCCTCGAGAAGACCGTCCCAGACAGTGTGACGAAGACCAGGGTGAAGGGTGAGATCGAGAAGGCCCTGGTGGACAACGCCAACGCCATCAATCTCGAAACGATCAAGACCAACCAGATCGAGGCCGGCCACAAGTCGGTCTTCGTGTCAGGCTGGCGCCCAGCCATCGGCTGGAGCTGCGCTGCCGGCATTGCCTGGTTGGTTGTCGGCGCCCCCATCGCCCAATACGCCATGAACCTGGCCGGCGTCGCTGGAGAGGTGCCTACGATCCCTAAAGATCTACTCCTCGAGCTCACCTTCGCAATGCTTGGCATGGCCGGCCTTAGGTCATTTGAGAAGCTGAAGGGGCTGACGAAATGAGACAGATGGATCTGACACAGGTACGCAAGCGCCTCATCGAGCACGAAGGGATCAAGCTGAAGCCCTACCATTGCACCGCCGGCAAGTTGACTATCGGCGTTGGGAGAAACCTGGACGACCGTGGCATCTCCCAGGCAACTGCTACGCAGATGCTCGAGGAGGACATCGAGATCGTCCTGGACGAGCTGAAGCGAGCACTGCCTTTCTGGGAGAAGCTGAAGTGGAACTACAAGGAAGCCCTGGTCGATTTGGCCTTCAATATGGGTGTCCCGCGCCTGATGATGTTCCGCAACATGCTCAGCGCCATCGAGGCTGATGACCCCGATAAGGCCGCTGAGGAGCTCCTGGACAGCCGTTACGCCTCTCAGGTAGGGGTACGTGCCTCAAACATTGCCGGCCTTCTGCGGGCATCCTAGGGCGATCTAGGGCATACACCGGTCTGCCACCAGGTGGATCGGTGTTTTTTCGATACTTATGTCCACCTATATACACTTAGTGCTTGACCTGGACTTTCTGAGGACTCATAACAGCATACAGAAGTCCTTCACTGGCGAGCAGCTGACTTCTAATCAGCAGGTTGGGGGTTCGAGTCCTCCCGGAATCGCCATGCTACTCGAAGGACTTCTTGAGACACAACGTCACAAGGAGACCTGACCAATGACCACACTTCTCGACACAATCGACACCTTCTCAATGGAGATATGGCAGCAGGACCGCGAGGCGGCTGTTGATCTGGGCGTCGTCATCGATTGCCTTCGCCAAGATCTTGAAGACCCCGCCGACGATGCGGCAGCAGCCAATTGGCTGATCATGACTATTTGTGATGACCGTCCGCTGCTCGAGCCTTGGATCGACGCAATAAAGGAAGCTGTTGGTGTATCTCTGGCAGGGGGTGCAGTGTAATGGCTAAGATACTCATCGGATGCGAGACCTCAGGCATTGTACGCGATGCCTTCCTCGAAGCAGGGCACGACGCCTGGAGCTGCGACATCCTTCCGTCCGACAATCCGACGAACCGTCACATCCAGGACGACGTCCGCAACGTCATCGCCTTCGAGCGTTGGGACATGCTCATGGTTGCACACCCGCCCTGCACACGCCTGTGCAACAGCGGCGTCCGTTGGCTTCATAAGGCACCCCCAGGCCGTACCCTCGATGAGATGTGGCGTGAGCTCGACCAGGGCGCTGAGCTGTTCAGCGAGTGCTGGAACGCCGACATCCCGTTCGTCGCCATCGAGAACCCTGTGATGCACAAGTACGCCAAGGAGCGTATCCGCAACTACGAGGAGTTCGCCCAGTCCATCCAGCCGTGGCAGTTCGGCAACGACGAGGCCGGCGGCGACAACGTCAAGAAGCGCACCTGCCTGTGGCTGCGCGGTCTGCCTCCTCTCCAGCCCACCGGTTCCCTCGACGGCACCACCGCTCGTGACGAGATTCACAAGGCATCACCAGGCAAGGATCGCTGGAAGATCCGCAGCCGCTTCTTCGAGGGCATCGCTGACGCGATGGCCAACCAGTGGACAGCAGCAATGGCAGGAGGTGCAGCATGAAGCGCGTCACTCACAACACCAAGCCACACAGCAAGTCCTGGCGCACCGCCAAGGCCTACTACGTGGACTTCACCTCAATCTATCTCCGCAAGATCAACCAGCGGCTGCCGGTCTCCGGCGGTCGCATCTGCTGGGCCGTGGTCGGACGCAAGCACGTCCGCATCTGCCTGCCTGTGTGCAACACCAAGTTTCGTATGCGCCGCAGCGAGTGGGACCAGAGCCCGGTCAGGGGGATCGCATGAACCAGCAATCTTGCGCCAACTGTGGCAAGGGCTCCGCAAAAGAGATCAGCAACGAAAGCCTGTACAACGACGAGGTCTACACAGGCAACCTGCAGGTCATCCGCACAAAGGTACACCAGTACGGCGACGGCGTCCGTATTGGTGACCGCCCTGTCAGTAAAGTCACTGTGCTCACACTGTGGGATGGCGAAAGCTACGAGCGTTTTCGCTACGGCGAATTCTGCACCCTGCGGTGCGCTGAGCACTTTGCTAACGATGCCGTCAAGGCTGGCTATAGGAGGGGTACTGATGACTAACTTCATCATGTTCATCCTCGAGCTCGTTCTGTGCTTTGCCTTCTTCGGTGCCCTTACCCTGACCGTTCTGCTGATCGGTCTGATCACAGGTACCGTCTGATGGGTTGGGTAGCACCGCAAGACGATCCGCGCCTGATCCCGGTTCACTCCGCAATCCAGGCCCTGCGTGATCGCATCGACGACCTTGAGTGGGATGGTGTCGACGCCACCTTCCTGCGCGACCAACTTGAAAACCTCGAGGCCTTCCGGGCCTCGGGTGAAGAGTACATCCCGACATTCTGAGGAGACCTTCAATGGACATCACAACATTCATCAAGACCGAGGCCGACAACATCTGGACACCAGGCACAAAGCACTACGCTGAGAGCCTGCAGCGTGTCGCAAAGTTCTGCAACTTTAACGAGTATGGCGACCGCTGGCTCGATGACTTCAAGGCCAGGGACATCAGGGCCTTCACACAACATCTTGTGTCTGAGGGATTATCAACATCTAGTGCCAATCGCTATGCAGCGGCTGTGAGCTCTGTGTTCAAACATGCTGTCCATGAAGACTACATCACAAGGGCGCCGCAGATCCGCTATGAGAAGGAGCCTGGGGGTCGGCCCAGGTTCTTCACTGAGCAGGAGCAGGAGCGCCTGGTGGCTTTCCTGCGCCGCTCAAGGGCACCATGGATGGCTGACATGGCCATCCTGTCCCTGCAGACAGGCATGAGGCACGGCGAGATCCTGAAGATCGGCACTGAGCACAGTGAGCTGATCAAGGGCGGCGCGATGCCGGTCCTGCGTTTGCACAAGACCAAGAACGGTGACGCGAGGGACATACCCCTCAACGAGGTCGCTAAGGCCGCCTATGACGCCCTGAGCGCCGGCAAGTGGTACTCACACCGCCAGTTCTACAACGTGTGGGACGAGGCTCGCTACACCATCGCCAGGGGCGACAAGGACTTCGTGTTTCACGTTTGTCGCCACACGGCTGCCACGAAGATGGCAAACGATCTGAACATCAACACGACGCTGATCGGCAAGTTCCTGGGGCACCGCAGCAGCGAGACGACTAAGAAGTACATCAAGCTGACTGACAACAGCTCGGTTGCTATTGCAGAGGCGATGTGTAAGCCTATGTAATCGTATTACACCAACATACTCGTGCGGCGGGGGTCCGACCGGCGAGCATAAAATCAATGGGAGACGATAAGATGAACTGTTTCAACCTCACAGTGAACCCAAACAAAAGCAACCGTGGCTCGGCAATCGGACCGCCACCGATGCGCCCACTGCAATATCAACTAGATCGTAGAAGCCCGACTATAGCGCGTTCTATCGGTTTCAATAACTTGATCACTTCTCAGCATACCACTGATCCCAGCACCACTCTCCTCTTCTAAGACATCCACAGCAGCCCCCGCAGGCTGCTCCTGAATAGTTATGTCCACCTTATGTATGGCAGCATGGGTTGAGGAGAGAGTGCTATGGCTAGAACAGATGCCAGGACTGAAGAGAACTTAGGTTCTCACAACTACGACTACAACGAAGAGACAGGACCGCAGACCCACAGTCTTAAGATCAAACCTAAGTTTGCACCAGGTACACTTGGGGAGCTGGAGCACGAGAAGGACATGATTGCCCAGGGACGTGCAAGGTTCCTCGACAGGAAGGGCAAGAAGAAGGTTTGGTCTAACGAAGGCAAGCCTAGAGCTTTGATTGATGACATGGTTGTTGTCGTTGCTGAGGCTCTTAAGAAGATCCATAAGGATGAGATCGGAGCAAACCATAGACCCTTCAGCTGGATGAAGGTGTGGTCGGAGCTCCTGGATCTGCCTAATGGCGCCGAGGTCATGGCCTTGGCCGGCATGTCTGTGATGATGGACAGCGTGGCCTACAACAGGACGCTCAACAGCTGTCTGGTCTCGATGGGTAAGGCACTTGAGATGGAGCTCTGGTCAGCCAGGCTGAGAGCTTTTGACAAGAAGTTGGCCAAAAGGATCGAGGACAAGGTCCGTCGTGATCATGTCTCGATGCGGTATAGGATGAAGGCAGCCAAGGCCATCGCAGGAAACGAAGGTTTCAGAGAGAAGGGCTTTAAGCCCAGTGAAGCTGTCAAGATGGCAGCCCCCCTTATGAGCTGCATTCTGTCCAACACAGATCTCTTCGAGGTCTGGGACTTCTACGACAACGACGGCAAGACCGTCAGGCGTGTTGGTCTTACTGAAGCGTCTTCAGATCTCATTGCGGAAGCTGAGTACGTCGAAAGTTGGATGGAGCCTATGTGGCAGCCCATGATCGTCCCACCGAAGGACTGGGATGGCTTCAACACAGGCGCCTATCTGGACCCTTCACTGTCTCTACAGCTCAAGCTTGTCAAAGGTGCGAACCGGCAGCAGGTCAAAGATATCAACATGCGCCTCGAGCGAGGCGAGCTGAAAGACCTGTTGGACAGTCTGAACCTCATCCAGCGGACACCGTTCAAGATCAACTCGTACACCCTGGCTGCTGTCTACTGGGCCTGGCAGAACGAGATGCCGGTCAAGAAGTTCCCGCAGCAAGAACATGTAGAGCTGCCGCCAAGGCCCGACGACTACGACGAATGGGCATCAGAGCGTAAGAAGGGCTGGGTGCTCGAGCGACGCAAGAAGCTGATGCGAAATCGCGAGATCGATGGTGGTAGGGTGATCATGTATCACAATCTCTCCACGGCGTTTTTCCTCGAGCAGTATGATGAGTTCTATCTACCCCACAATATGGACTTCCGAGGTCGCATCTATCCGGTGCCAACCTTTAACCATCATCGTGATAGCTACTGCAAAAGCTTGTTCCTGCTTAAGCGAGCCAAGCCTATTGGTGAGGAAGGTTTCAAGTTCCTGGCTTTGAAGGTTGCCGACCTGGGTGACTTCGACAAGATCTCCAAGAAGCCGCTGCAGGACAGGCTGGACTGGGTCATCGAGAACGAGGATAACATCATCCGCTGCGGTACTGACTTTGCCGGCAGCTACGACTATTGGTCGATGGCAGACAAGCCTTTTGAGTTTCTTGCTGCATGTCACGAATATGCACAGGTCTGCGAGCATGGCTTTGAGTACAAGTGTGGTCTGCCCATTGGCCTCGACGGCAGCAACTCTGCAGCTCAACACTATTCTGCTGCATCCAGGTCTCGCGAAGAAGGCCGGATGGTGAACCTTACAGTCAGTGATAAACCACAAGACATCTACCAGGTTGTCGCTGACAAGGTGATCGCGCAGCTCGAAGCTGATGGTTCCCCGCCTGCAAAGCTCTGGCTGGACTTCGGTGTCACCAGGTCCGTCGTGAAGCGGCAAACCATGACCTTCGGCTATGGCTCGAACCTTTTCGGTTTCGCTGAGCAGCTGAAAGACGACCTGATGAAACCACTGGCCAACGACGTCATCAAAGGTAGGCTTGATGCCCACCCTTTCGGTGACGATGACGGTTACCAGGCTGCCAACTTCATGGCCAAGCATGTCTGGAAGGCGGTCAACGACGTCATCTTCAAGGGCGCCGAGGGCATGGCGTACTTCAAGGCCCTGGCTGACATCTGCTCAAAGGATGCCAAGCTGATGGCCTGGACAACGCCTCTAAACTTCCCTGTCTACCACCGCTATGACCAGATGGTAGGCAAGAAGATCAAGCTGTACCTCCACGACCGGGACACCAATGTACGCAAGCGTACCCAGGTGACAGTCCTGGAAAAACGTGATGATCGTGACAACCTCACCACACCAGACAAGCGGAAGAACAGGAGCTCAGTGAGCCCTAACGTCATCCACTCGATGGACGCCTGTCACCTGCAGATGACAGTCCTGAATGCGGTCGATAACCACCGCGTCCGAGACTTCTTCCTAATCCACGACAGTTTCGGTGTCATGCCGGCTGACTGTCCAAAGATGTTCAACGCAGTTCGCCAGAGCTTTGTTGAGCTTTACAGAGACAACTGTCTCTACACCATGCTGGCCGACCAGGTTCGCGATTACATCGATGACCCTGACAGCGTCAGCTTCCCAGAGATCCCTGAGAAGGGTGACCTGGATCTGGAAGACGTTCTGCGTAGTCAGTACTGCTTCCTTTAATACCAACCCCTGAAAGAAACGGAGAACCCCATGCACTTGCGAGAGCGGGTGCTGGGGTTGGCCCGGCTTCACCTCATGCGCGGTGAGCCGGTACCGGCTGATCTGCTGGCAGAAGCAGATAGCCTCGGCATCCTTTTGTCTGAGCTAGATCAGCCTACCAATCCCACCACCATCGACCGATCAAAGGAGAACAAACGATGGCCGCAGCTAGAACCAACTTCCGCACCCACAAGGGAAGGGCAGTCTATCCTTGGCTAACCCAGCCAGACACCAAGTTCCACACTGACGGAATATACAAGTGTGGCCTGCGCGTCCCTGCCGACCAGGCAAAAGAGATCATGGAAGCCGCCGCGCTCCTGGCCAAAGAAGGCCTAGGGCAGAAGGCTACCTCTGCTCGGATGCCCTGGGACCAGGACGCTGAGACTGGTGAGATCGTCTTTAAGACGAAGTCGAAGTACCAGCCAAAGTTCCACGACAGTAAAGGCAACGTGATCCCAGAAGGGTCTCTGCCACGTATGTATGGCGGCAGCGTCCTCAAGCTAAAGGGCACCATGACGCCCTACGACACAGGTGCAAACTGGGGTGTCACAATGAACCTCACTGCAGTCCAAGTGATCGAGCCTGTATCACAGATCGATGACACTGATGGCTTTGATGCTGTCGAGGACGGCTTTGTGGTCAGTGACTCTGACAGCTTCGATGCTCCAATGAGCGGTGCCCCTGATGGGCAGTTCAGCGCGGACTTCTAAGTCTCGCGGTATCAAACACGGCTATAGGTCTGGCCTGGAAGACAGGGCAGCGAAGCAGCTCACTGACGCCGGTAAGCCGGTCATCTACGAGCAAGAGAAGATAGCCTTCACATGGCCGGCCAGGCCTACGACTTATAGTCCAGACTTCAAGATCGTCACCTCTTCAGGTGGCTTTTTTTATGTCGAAACCAAAGGCAGGTTCACTGTCCAAGACCGACAGAAACACTTGTTGATCCGCGAGCAACACCCCGAGCTCGACATCCGGTTCGTCTTCAGTAATCAAAACGCCAAGCTCTACAAAGGCTCGCCTACAACCTATTCGATGTGGTGCGAAAAGCATGGCTTTGTCTACGCCAACAAGACGATACCGGATGCCTGGCTCTCTGAATGACTTAAGGGAGACAGTCAGATGGAACAAACGAAGGAGAGCACTTTCGTTTCACACGTTCCTTGCCCCGATTGTGGGAGCATGGACAACGCAGCGGAGTACGACGATGGGCACACGTACTGCTTCAAATGCCAGATCTATACGCCGGCAGAAGAACCCGGTGGCGAAGGCCCTGAGGCGCCACAGGTCCAGCATCGTCAGAAGCAAAAAGACTTACAGCAGGGCACGTATCAAACGCTCAAAGCTCGAGGACTGAGTGAGGAGAGCTGCCGCAAGTTCGGCTACCAGGTGGGCCATGACGGCCACCAGCCAATCCAGATTGCAAACTACCGTGGCCCGAATGGTCAGGTGGTCGCGCAGAAGATACGCACCCCAGACAAGCAGTTTCGTATCCTCGGTGACGGCAAGAAGATGCCTTTCTTCGGCCAGCACCTTTGGAGCACCGGCAAAAAGCTGGTGATCTGCGAAGGCGAGATCGACACGATCACCGTCTCGCAGCTACAGAACCACCGCTGGGCGACTGTTGGTCTCCCTAACGGCAGCAGCTCAGCGGTGCGTTCCATCAAAGAGAACTGGGACTACCTCGAAGCCTTCGAGGAAATCATCATCATGTTCGATATGGACGAGCCTGGTCAGGCGGCGGCCGTTAAGGTTGCTGAGACGCTGCCGGCTGGTAAGGCCAAGCTCGCCCATCTGCCCTTGAAGGATGCAAACGAGTGTCTTCTTCAGGGCAAATCGGCAGACGTCGTCAACGCAATCTTCCAGGCTCGTGAATACAGGCCTGATGGCATTGTCGCGGCGGCAGATCTCAGAGACACCGTCAGCGAAGTCGATGCTGCCTCGACGATTACCTATCCCTTTGACCGCCTCCACGAGATCACGAAAGGTCTGCGTCGGGGCGAGCTGGTAACGGTGACGGCAGGATCTGGGATCGGCAAGAGCACCTTCGTCCGCGAGCTTTGCTACCACCTTCACCATGAGATTGGTGAACCGCTCGGGATGATGATGCTCGAGGAGAGCACCAAGCGTTCACTGCTTGGTTTGGTCGGAATACATCTGTCGAAGAACATCACTGTCGATAGATCCGACGTGACCGACGAAGTGATCGAAGAGGCTTTTGACGAGTTATTTCCTCCGGCTCGTCCATTGTACCTTTTCGATCACTTCGGCTCATCCGACCTCGATGTTATCTGCAACCGGATCCAATACATGGTCCGCGCCCTGGGTGTCAGGTTCTGCATCATCGATCACATATCGATCCTTGTGTCTGGCCTGGCCACCAACGATGAGCGAAAGTTGATCGACATGGCGATGACCAGGCTGCGGACCCTGGTCCAGGAGCTCGACATCGGGCTCATCATCGTATCGCACCTGCGCCGCCCTGAGGGCGACAAGGGCCACGAGGATGGCGCGAAGGTACGCCTGGGCCAACTGCGTGGATCCCACAGCATCGCGCAGTTGAGCGACATCTGCATCTCACTGCAGATCGATCCCGACAACCCCGACGGAAACACCCGCCACCTACACGTCCTGAAGAACCGCTGGACAGGCGAGACTGGCTTTGCCGGTACCGTTTCCTTTGATCGAGACAGTGGCCGTCTACGGCCTTCTGAGGCCCTTTTCTGAGGAGAGCACAATGAAACCACAGCAGCTACATCCTGCCCTTTACAACCGCGTTGCAAAGCTCGGTTATTCACTTCACCGCAAGCCGCGTTACTACGCGAGCCATTGGCTCCATGAGGTTACCTTCTTCGGTCGCCGGTTGTTCACGGTCGTTTGTTTGCCGTATGCCAGGCATCGCGGACGCCGTGTCTCGAACGGTCGTTACTTCTTCGAGATCCGCATCTTCGACCGGTCTATCCATTTCCTGCTTCCAGACAAGCACCGGCTTTGTATGGCATGGGCTGTAGAGCCCAGTGTCACCAAACGCATGACCACCGACCAGCTAAACGTATGGCTAGCGGAGCGCGGCGTTTGAAGATGTCCACCTATGATTACTGCATGGCTTTTGTAAGCGCGATGCAACGTACCAATGACCCAACAAGAAGGCGCACCTACCAGCTCAAAATCCGCGAGCGTCTGCTCAAAGATCCATGGCCCTACAAGGGCAAGCTGCGCCGGGCGATAGCCAAAGAAATAGCAAAGGGGAACATAAGCAATGAGAGACTTTGATGACTACCAGTGGGCCTGTACGGCTACCGCAACCTATCCCGATGGCCAGGAGTATGAATACCTGGCCCTTGGCCTGTGCAGTGAGGCCGGCGAGGTCGCTGACAAGCTCAAGAAGCTGATCCGCGACAATGACACCAAGCTTGAAAAGCTAACCTTCGAGCAGCGCAAGGCGATCATCGCTGAGCTTGGCGACGTGCTTTGGTACACCGCCATGCTGTCCTACGAACTCGACTTCAACTTCAGCGACGTCGCTTCTGCCAACATCGACAAGCTAACGAGCCGCGAGGAGCGCGGTGTCATCGGCGGGTCAGGTGACGATAGATGACAGAGCGATTGTTCTTCGACCTGGAGAGCAACGGCTTACTAGACACCATCAACCGTATTCACTGCATCGGCATCCTCGATCTCAATAGTGGTGACTACAAGGGCTATAAGCCGGATGAGGTTGACAGCGCACTACTGCGTCTCTCCAAAGCTGATGAGATCATCGGCCACAACATCATAAACTATGACATTCCAGCCATCCAAATCGTCAAGCCTGGCTGGAATACAGAAGCGAAGATCACCGACACGCTGATCCTTTCCCGCCTCATTTACTCCGACCTAAAACGCGAAGACTGGGATGCCTCCAGGGACATGCCTAAGCGTCTGTATGGCAGCCACAGTCTCGCTGCCTGGGGTCACCGGCTGCGGAACCACAAGGGTGACTATAGCGGCGGCTGGGAGAGCTGGAACGAGGAGATGCACGAGTACATGGAGCAGGACGTCCGTCTGACTGCTCACCTGTATCGGATCTTCAACGTGGACAAGGTCAGTGAAAGAGCCATCGAGCTCGAGCACCAGGTCGCCTGGATTACTGACGCCATCGGTAACGCCGGCTGGACCTTTGACGAAGCCAAGGCCGGCAAGCTGTTCGCAGAGCTGGCAGCACGTCGCCAGGAGCTGAGCAGTGAGCTGCAGGATTTGTTTGAGCCCTGGGAGGTCACTGAGACCTTCATCCCAAAGCGCAACAACAAGACCCTGGGCTACGTCGAAGGTGTTCCATTCACTAAGCGCAAGACTGTCTACTTTAACCACATGAGCCGCCGGCAGATCGAGTTTTGTCTGCGTCGCAAGTATGGCTGGGAGCCAAAGCTTCTGACCAACGACGGTCATGCACAGATTGATGAGGTGGTCCTGGCAAGCCTTCCTTACCCAGAGGCCAAGCGGCTGTCTGAGATCTTCCTGATCCAGAAGCGTATCGGGCAGCTTGCTGAAGGCAAGCAGGCCTGGCTGCAGAAGGTTGAGAAGGACGGAAAGCTACGTCACCGGATCATCAGTGGCGGCTGTATCTCAGGCCGCGCCAGCCACGTTGGGCCTAACCTCGCCCAGGTGCCTAGCGTTCGTCAGCCCTACGGTGAGCAATGCCGTGAGCTGTTCACTGTCCAGCCTGGTTACAGCTTAGTGGGATCTGACCTGTCTGGCCTCGAGCTGCGTTGTCTGGCTCACTTCCTCCAAGATGGTGGTGCTTATGCAAAAGAGATCCTCAGTGGTGATATCCACACAGCTAACCAACAGGCGGCGGGTCTCGATACCAGAGACCAGGCGAAGACCTTTATCTACACCCTCATCTTTGGAGGTGGAGACCGCAAGCTCGGAGAAGTGGTGGGATCTAGTCCTGCGGCTGGCCGGAAGCTACGAGACAACTTCTTTGAAGCCGTCCCAGCGTTCCGCGAGCTCAAAACACAGCTCGGAGTAGCAGCCGAAAAGGGGTGGATCTACGGCCTGGACAAGCGCCGGCTGAAGGTCCGCAGCCAACACTCTGTCATGTCCACACTCATCCAGTCAGCCGGCGCCGTGCTTTGCAAGCAATGGCTGGTGGAGATCGATCACGCAATCAAAGAAGCCAACCTCGATGCCCAGGTGATCGCCTGGGTCCACGACGAGGTGCAGATCCAAGTAAGGAAAGGAGACGAGGATGTCATTGGTGATATCGCTCGAAGAGCAGCGCAAAAAGCGGGAGAAGCTTTCAGCTTCAAATGCCCCATCGGAGCGGAGTATGCCATCGGGCAAACTTGGCGAGATACCCATTGATCCTGACAGCGATGGCTCCCCAGAGCTTGGGCTGATGATGCTCTACGACGTCTGTAATAAGGCTTTGGAGAGAGGCATTAGCACCAAAGGGGATTACGCCAGGAAAGCTGCCAATCCCATCGCAATCGCTGCAGTCGAAGGTCTTATCACAACCAAGATGACCGAAATGCATTACGGCAACCGCTGGCTCCTCACTGAGGACGGCGCAGACTTCATGGTGGATCTCGAAGATGCTTATTGTTGACGCTGACCTGTACCTCTACCGCTGCACCGCAGCAACGGAGGAAGAGACGGACTGGGGTGACGATGTATGGTCACTGACCACAGATTTGAAGATTGCCAAGGATCTGTTCAGTACACAGATGTCAGAGTTCAAAGCTCGCCTAAACGATGATGACATGATCCTGTGTCTGTCATCCACCACCAACTTCCGCAAAGTCATTGAGCCCACCTACAAGTGGCAGCGCAAGAAGACCAGGAAGCCCCTGGGCTATGCCGCAATGCTGGACTGGGTGCAGCACCACTACCGCACCTTCCAGAAGCCTGGGCTCGAGGCTGACGACTGCATGGG